ATGGGATACTAATAGGGGCGAGTAGTGGCGTTCACAGAGCAAGACGCAACTGGGCTCATTGCAGACGCCAATGCCTACATCAGTCTTATATTTTTCAAGGCGTATGTCCTTGATCGTGGCACTGATCACAGCGCCACTGCAGATGCTACTCTGCAAGTTGCAATTGTCAAAGCTACTGATTATGTGGACACTCGCTACCGCTTCAAAGGGTTGAAGTTGAATCCACATACGACACAAACTACGGAGTGGCCTCGCAGCTATGTTTATGATCGTGACAGTGATTTGGTGGAGGGAATACCTGTTGCGCTTAAAGAGGCAGTAGCAGAGCTTGCCTTGCTTGCGCTTACGCAGTCGCTGTATACAACTCCTGCGGCTGTTGCTGGTGGTGGCCAGGTTACGCGTGAGAAGCACAAGATTGGGCCACTTGAAGACGAGTACGTCTACGCGAACAGTGGTGCACAGCAGCCACGTTCGTTTCCCGATGCTGACCGTAAGCTTTCTGTGGCAGGGTTGATTGACACTAGTGGTGGTCAAACGGTTAGGGCGTAGTCGTGGGTACATACGACGCGCAAATAGCTCGCACTGCTGCAAAGATCGAGGAGAAGGGTGAAGCAGTCAATATTGATCTGCTTTGGCCTGATGCTGCTCCTGCAATGGCGTGGAAACCAAACGATACAGTTTGGGCAACCATTGAAACCTTTGCAGTTTTCCTTGATTACACTGCTCAACAGTACGCAGATAAGTTGGTCGAGCGTGGTGATGTCAGGGCACTGATTCCAGGTAACGCATACACCATTACTTTACAGCAGCCACCGCTAACACCTTCTCAGGCACTTGTTCGTGCGTACAACGGCACACTGTACGAGATTGAATACTCCATTATCAATGTAGAGATACTGCGACCCAATGGAGAGATCATTATGTATGATGCTCAGTTGAGGCGCTAACGGTGTCGCTTACGTTTGAAGAAGCTCGTGATGAGATTATGGACCAGTTTACCACTGTGTGGGAAGCTGGTGATAACGCTATCATGGGCGTTTCTGTGCGTATCAAGTATGAGGGTATTGAGTTCAAGGGCACGGCTGTTGAACCTTTCACCAATTCTGCTTGGTGTAGGATATCTATTCAGCACAGTGGGGGTGGTGAATCGTTGGCGGGCGCTCTTGGAACTCATACCTATGAGCGTGTGGGTGTGGTGTATGTCCAGGTATTCATGCCGAAGAAATACAGGTACACGGATGGTATGGCGAAGCTAGAACGGCTTGCTATGCTTGCGCGAGACGCGTTCGAGGGGCAGAAAACCTCCGGTGGCGTTTGGTTTCGCCAATGCCGGATCACGGAAGCAGGTGTCGATGAGGGTCCGTGGAATCAGTTCAACGTCATGGCAGAGTTTGTTTATGACGAAGTCAAGTGACCGGAGGGGATTGCAATGCCTAACAAAATCGACTCGAATGAAACCGGGCTACGGATCGTGGAAGAGCAGTCGCTTGGCGTTCTGCTTGGAACGTCTGGTGATATCTACTACCCCGCTGAGCCGAACAGCTACAGCGATTTTGGGGGTGGCATTTCAACAGTCGCCCGGAACCCCATCAACGAGGGACGCCAGCGGCGCAAAGGTGTCGTGACTGACCTGGAGGCTTCGGGTGGGTTTCAGATGGACCTCACTCAGAAGAACTTCCTCCGGCTCGCACAGGGCTACTTCTACGCGGACTGGCGCGAGAAGATGACCACGGCTTCGCTGTGGGACACTGGGATTACGATCACAGCCGCTACCACTGGCCCGAATACATACACAGCTGCTGCGGGTCTCGACGGTTTCCAGGTGGGCGAGCTTGTGTTCGCGTCTGGGTTCACCAACAGCGGCAACAATGGCCTGAAGACGGTGACGGCTGTCGCGGCTGCTACGCTTACCGTGTCAGAGACGCTGACCGCTGAGGGTTCGCCTCCGGCAGCTGCAAAGCTTGAAACTGTTGGGTTCGTGTGTGATTCAGATGATGTGGATGTCAGCGTTGTTGACAACCTTCCGAAGCTCACTTCGACTACAACTGACTTCACCGATCTGAATTTGATTCCTGGTGAGTGGGTGTACATCGGTGGGGATACTGCGCTCAGTATGTTCGCCAATGCTGAGAACAACGGTCTCGCTCGTGTGTATTCTGTGACTGCAACAGAGCTGAAGTTTGACAAGACCGAAGATACCATGGTCATTGAAGCTTCAAGTGGTGGTCGTGAAATCCGCATCTTCCTCGGACATGTGCTCAAGAACGAAGCGACCACGGCACTCGTGACTCGTCGGACGTTCCAGCTGGAGCGCACACTCGGCGAGGATGGTGTGGGCGTCATGTCTGAGTATCTCGTCGGTGCGGGGTGCAACGAAGCTTCCATCAACGTCCCCCAGGCTGACAAGGTTGTGGTGGATGTGTCGTTCGTTGCTACGGACAACGAGCAGCGCACTGGAACGGTTGGAATAAAGACGGGTACGCGTCCTGCCATTGTGCCCGAAACCGCGTTCAACACCAGTTCTGACTTCAGTCGCATCAAGATGGGTTTGGTGGATGCCGCCGATTCGAACGTCACCCCGCTCTTTGCCTATCTGAGTGAGATGACGCTCACGATCGCTAACAACATCACGCCTGATAAGGCCGTTGCGGTGCTTGGAGCATTCGACGTATCCACTGGCACTTTCGAAGTGGGTGGCAGTGTCACAGCCTACTTCGCGGACATCACTGCTGTTCAGGCTGTTCGGAACAACTCGGATGTCACCATCGACTTTGCAATGGTGAAGGACAACGCCGGCCTGCTGTTCGATATTCCGCTGCTCTCCCTGGGCAATGCGCGGCTGCAGGTTGAGCAGGATCAGTCAATCAAGCTTCCGTTGGAGTTGGGTGGTGCCGAGTCGGCCAACAATCACACTCTGCTGCTCATGGAGTTTGCGTACTTGCCGACTGTGGCAGAGTAAACAAGAGAAGGGGAAAGGATCGTTATGGGTGCATTGATGGAGATGTACAAGACTGACACGCAGCTTGAGTCTGCTGGCGTGTGGTTGCAGTATGGTGAAACGGACGATGGAAAGCCTATTCGTATTCGTGTTGCACGGGCAGGTGGGTCCAACAAGCGGTACAACAAGGCACTGCAGGCTGCTATTCGGCCAGTGCAGCGACTTGTGGCTACTGGGAATATGCCGATTGAACGATCGACCACGATTGTTCAGGGCGTGTTTTCACGTCACGTGATTTTGGAATGGGAGAACGTGGACATCGAGGATGAAGCTGATGTGCCGTTTACACCCGAGAACGCGATGCGTTTGTTCACTGTGCTGCCTGGGATTTGGGAAGACATCCAGGAGCAGGCTTCCAGCTCGGCCATTTTCCGTGACGTTGTTCGTGAGGAAGTGCTGGGAAACTGATAGAGGTCCTGCTCTACGTTCTTGAGCAAGGACCTGATGAAGAGGGCGTAATTGCTGTAGCAGTTAAGATGGGTCGGGAATTGCCGCCAAAGATTGCAAATGCTCCAACACTGCTTCTTGGCAGTGACTTGTGGATGGATGCTTTTTATGAGTTGAGTTCCGAACGGCAAGTCGGATTGATGCTTGGACCTATTCCATGGTCCAGTGTTCGTAGGTGGGGGCAGTGTTTCAATCTCGATGAAGAGCAGCTTGAAGACCTTCACTGGTACATGTCACGGTTAGACGCTGCGTTCCTTAAGCACAGTGCAACTACAGGGGGCGGCAGTGGCCAAAAAGGGTAGCCCTGAATATTTTGCTGAGCGCATGGATAGGTTATCCATGGAGTTTCCTGCAAAAGCTGCTCGACTTGTTCGACGGGTTGCCGTAGTCGTTGATCAAGTGCTTGTGATGGGTACGCCTGTTGATACGGGTAGGGCTAGAGCAGGCTGGACCGCAACGGTAGGTGAAGCGCGTGCAAATGATCCTGGGTACTTTGGCCCGCCCGGCGATACACGCTTGGCGGGCCAAGCTACGCGCCAAGCACAAGTAGCCGCTCAAATTTCGATCGCGATGTACAAGCCTGGGAGCCCTCCCATCTATATTGCGAACGTGGTACCCTACATCTCTTATCTAGAGCGAGGCACTTCTACTCAGGCTCCGCACGGCATGATCTGGCAAGCTGTGTGGGCAGGACGTTCAGCAATGCGCCGCTTCTTGCGCGATGAGCCGCTGTTGAAGGGGAAGTGATGTCGACCACTAAAGAAGGTCTGCTAATCCAAATCGACGAGAAGGGTGCGCGAGTAGTAAAGCGCAACATCAGTGAGATCGGTAAGGCATCCACAGGTGCCACTTCTCAGATCAACATGATGAAGAAGGCACTAGGTGGGCTCGCGGTTGCGTTGTCTGTTCGCAACTTGATACAGATTGCTGATACGTACACAGTGATTCAGAATCGACTTGGTGTTGTCACTAGTAGCACCAAGGAACTATCTGATGTCACCAAGTCTCTGTTTAAGATTTCAATTGACACACGTTCAAGTTTTGAGAACACTGCTGAGGTATACACACGTGCTGCGCTGGCTGCTCGTCAACTTGGTATTGAGCAACGTCAGGTAGCAGACTTCGCCAAGTCTCTAAACCAAGCAATCATTTTGTCCGGTGCTGGAGCGCAAGAAGCTCGCAACGGTATGATTCAGTTGGCGCAAGCGCTATCAAGTGGAAAGTTGCATGGTGATGAGCTGCGTGCGGTGTTGGAACAGCTACCGCTTGTAGCTGATGTGATTGCGCAGGAGCTGGGTGTTACGCGTGGTGAACTTCGTAAGCTTGGTGAGACGGGTGAGATCACTGCAGCTAAGATCTTCCAGGCCTTTAAGAACGCACGCGTTGAGTTGAATGAGAAGTTTGGGAAGACTATCCCCACAATTGGCCAGTCTATGGAAGTGCTCCGTACTCGGTTTATTGGGTTTGTTGCTGATCTCAATGAGGCAACTGGAGCTTCGAGGTTTTTAGCAGTTAGTATTCTTGCGCTTTCGCAACATCTTGATCTACTAGCTGTTGCTATTTTGGCAGTGGGCGCTGCGTATGCAGTTGCTAGTGGGCACACAGTGCTTACTGTGTTTGCTAAACTGACTGGGGCGCTTAAGTCAGCAAGGCTTGCTGCGTTAGGGTTGTCTGCTGCCATGGGGCCGTTACTTACATCCTTTGGGCTCTTTGGTGTAGCGGCTGTCGCCATGTACAGCTTCAAGGATTCAATCAAGGTCACTGAGGATGGTGTTGTGACGCTTGGTGATGTGTGGGACATATTTGTCAAGGACTTTAACGCAGGTATGGATCAGATTCGTGGGGCTATGCCAAAGGCGGTTGGTGCCGATGAGACTGAACAGGAGGTCATAAAAGTAAAGAGTGCTGCGGAGAAGTTCTTTCTATTTTTCGCGAATGCTGCGGATGTGTCTGCTGCACCTATTAAGGCGCTCGAAGATACTGTACGGGCGCTCGTTGATGCTTCTGTAGTAGAACTTGCTTTTGATTTGAACATACCAGGTGAATCAGAAACATCTACGCTGTTTAGTCGGCTTGGTGCTGTGGCGGTAGATGCTTGGAATGCTTCGTGGGATAGGGCTACTGCGACTCAGGAGTACGTCACTAAAGCGTTTGAACGTGCAACGGATACTGCTAGGGGTGTGGTTGGAGATGATCATGAGTTTGCAGAGCCTAAGCTAAGTGGTGCAGAAATAAAAGCTCGTGAAAAAGCGTACAATATGCTTATGCGCACAATATACACAGTGGACGCTGCTAACGCGAAGCTTTCAAAAGGTATCACAGTTATAGATAAGAATTTCATGGCTGGAGGTTTGAGCGTTGAAGAGTATAACGACGCTATGCGTGCGTTCATGGAGTCCTTGGAAGACACTATACACCCGATGGAGGCATTGAATAGAGAGCTTGAACGGGAGATTAAGCTTGCTAAGATGGCTAGTAATGAGCGAGAGATTGAGCAACGGGTAATGGAAAGAGTGCTCAAGGCAAAGAAGTTGAATGTTGATTTCGACGCGGAAGCTCAAGCATCACTTAGGAAACAAGTCACACTACTTCAGGAAGCCAACGTTGAGACTGAGGTGCGAGCAGACTTCCTTGAGCAGCTCAACGGCAAGACAAACGAAATGGCAGCTGCGACTAAGATCGCCAATGAGTTGTTGAAGGATCCTGCATACGCGAATCGTGCTGAAGATATTGAGGCACTGCTTGACGCTTATAGGCCTGAGAAAATTACGACATATGGTGGGGCTATAGCTGAACTGAATAAGGAGATCGATCAACAGTTCCGTGTACTGAAGCTTACCAACAAAGAGCAGGAAATTAGCAACCAGCTTCACTCTATTGGGCTCGCGCTTTCAAACGAGTTCACAGACGATCAGCGCGCGGACCTTGAGCTACTCAAGGCACGCCTAATAGGTTTGCAAGATCTGACTGTTGAGACAGCAATGTACCGAAACGTACTTGAGTCCGTAAATGGACCTATGGATGATTTTCGACTTGCTTCTATTGCTGTAGAGAAGCTACTTGAAGATCAGGTCATTACGACAGATGAAGCTGCGGAGGCTTTGGAGGGTTATAAGCTTAGGGCGTTGGAGACGCAGACTGATTTGATCTCTAGTCTTGAAGCACAGTCCATCCGAATTGGTAAGATGGCTGGTGACATGGGCACGATGATTGGTGATGTTGTTAGTGGCATGTACAACCAGATGGGTGGTGCACTGCACGACTTCCTCATGACTGGTAAGATGGACTTCAAAGCGTTTGCACGTGAGATGATCTCCATGATTCTCAAGATCATCATTCAGATGATGGTGATGAAGGCTATTGAAGCTACTCTCGGCGGGCTCAGCGGCATGTTTGGCGGCGGTACTTCGCCCCAGGGTCCCAATGTTGGAGCGGGTGGCGCGGGTGCTTCGATGGGCGCTCGTTCGAAGCCTAGGGGCTTCGCTCAAGGCGGCGACTTCACAGTTCCCGGCAACGGTGCCACCGGTACGGATGGGGCCATGGTTGCGTTCCGAGCTACGCCTGGAGAGCGGGTGAGCGTGTCTCGCCCCAACCAGCCGGGAGCGCCAGGCTCCTCTGGGCAGAGCACCCCAGAGTACACGCCTACGTTCAATATCATCAATGTGACGAGTCCTGAAGAGGCTTTGGACATGATCGATAGTGAGGCAGGCCATCGGACGATCTTGAATGTACTTGAACAGAACAGCTTTGCAGTGCGCAATATTGCGTCCAACGGGGTAGGGTGAAATGGCGTTTACAGCTAAAACTGCATGCAGCCACTATATTGATGCATTGGGTGATCTTGGTGTTTTTTTGGCTGCTAATGGTTGGACCGAGAGATATTCGTCAGCGCCGCCTACGGGTGGGTGGAGTGGTGCGCTCACTGCTGGAGAGATTGGGTATAAGTCTTTTGAGGGTCCTGGGGTAGATTCATCTCAACGCGTTTATATCCATATACAGACTTCAGATGTTGGTGGCAAGTTTGTGTGGTTGTTGTATGGATCGACTGCGTATTCTGCGGGCAGTGCGCAAACCCCTTGGACACAGCCCGGAGCTATGGGTGGCGTGTACTTGAGTCTGCGGGACACTTCTATTGATCACATTTTTTATGCCAATGATCGCCGGTTTATTGTCGTTGCGAAGATG